CTACAACTGGTGAACCTCTACGCACTGCATTGAAAAGTGTAGGCCCAGTTGGAGGTAGGGTATCTTTTCCCGGATCAAGTCTATCTAATGAGCGGACGGATAGAAGAATAACCAAGGACACCGCGAGACCGTCTTTTGATGTCAATTACGATCAGTGGCTAAAGATGACACCAGCAAAGCGAAAAGAACTTGGTCTCCCTGCAACTTATGGGCTTGTGCAACGAATGCTTGGTACTAAGATGAATACCCAAACAAAGAACAGATTTAAGTTCTACAATAAAGAAGACTAAGTAATGGCAGAAGTTAGGGCAATCTCTCACGTAATTGCGTGTACAACTGCAGCGACTCATGTCCTGTATAGATGTCCGCTCAATTGCAGGTCAAAGATTCCCCTAGTTTTCTTTACCAATGCTGGTGGAAACAATACAGTCTCACTGAAGTGGTACAGAAAAGCTGACAATATTACTTACTTTATCCTTGGGAGTAAGAATATGGCTAACGGGGAATTTGTACAATTTTCTGAGAGTTACATTGTGCTGGACCCTGAAGATCGTCTGGAGATTGTGCTGACCTCCAGTGGGATTGTAGACGCACTATGTACTGCAGAAGAACTCTTTGCTGCTAATACGACAAGGCCACAGGTATGACATCCAAGGTTAATCAAGCAGGCAACTACACCAAGCCTACCATGCGTAAGCAACTCTTTGGGAGCATCAAGGCTGGCAGTAAGGGTGGTGCTCCGGGTCAGTGGTCTGCAAGAAAAGCGCAGATGTTGGCTAAGCAGTATAAAGCCAAGGGCGGAGGGTACAAAGATTGAGCGACCCTCAAAAAAGCCTCAGGAAGTGGACAAAAGAAGAGTGGGGAACCAAAAGCGGTAAGCCCTCTACTCAAGGTCCAAAAGCTACTGGGGAACGGTATCTGCCCAAGAAGGCCAGAGAAGTTCTTTCTAAAGAAGAGTATGCCCGTACCAGTGCGAAGAAAAGAGAAGACACCAAGAAAGGGAAGCAGTTCTCCAAGCAGCCCGAAAGTGTTGCAAAGAAAACAGCGAGGTTCCGCAAATGACTAAACAGCTTACCGAGATGCAACAGAAGTTCCTTGATGTCCTCTTCGAAGAGGCTCGGGGTGACTACGTTAAGGCCAAGAAACTGGCTGGATATAGTGAAACATATTCCACCAAGCACATCGTTGAGTCCATTGAGGATGAGATTGCAGAACTCACCAAGAAGTTCATCACTCGTGTTGGTGTTAAGGCTGCATACAGCATGTACGAAGTGATTGTTGACCCTACTGCACTCGGCAACAAAGAGAAGATGGCTGCAGCTAAGGATTTGCTTGATCGTGGTGGCTTCAAGGCTAGGGATGAAGTTAAGATCGAGTCTGATATTCCACTCTTTATTCTCCCTTCCAAGAAAAGCGATTGACAGCTTGTGTCGTTAGTAGTATAAGTATCTCATGCCAAAAATCAAAACAGAATGGAAGCTACCAAAACCTATCGACCATGGTGACCACTTCGAGTGGAAGCCTGTTGTCAGAAGCGGTAGAATTATGCCCTTCGGGTACAGAGAAGACCCTAAAGACCCGGATGTACTACTCCCTATTCCAAAAGAGCTGGAACTTCTTGAGCAAGCAAAAAGGCACCTCAAGAAGTACTCTTATAGAGCAGTTGCAGCTTGGTTGAGTGAGCAGAGTGGTAGACCCATTTCCCACGTAGGTCTGTATAAGAGGATTAAGCTTGAGTACAAACGTAAGACAGACGCTGCAAACCAACGCTATTTTGCCGAAAAGTACAAAACGGCCCTCGAAAAAGCCGAAAGACTTGAAGCAAAAATTGGTGGAAGTGCAATCAGAACCAGTACCAGTACCAGCACCAGCGGAGAACAAGACCTACGCGCAGGCGATCCCACCGAAGTTTGATGTTGAGAAGGCTAGGGAAGTTATCTTCCAACCCAACCCCGGACCTCAGACAGAGTTCTTGTCTGCAGATGAGCAAGAGGTTCTCTATGGTGGTGCAGCAGGTGGTGGTAAATCCTACGCCATGTTGGCAGACCCAGTACGTTATCTAAACAATGAACACGCCAAGATGCTTTTGGTGCGTAAGTCTACAGAAGAACTTAGAGAACTAATTTCTGTTTCGAAGATGCTGTATCCCAGAGCTATTCCGGGGATTAAGTTTTTAGAGAGAGACAAGACTTGGGTAGCACCTTCTGGAGCAACACTCTGGATGAGCTACCTAGACTCAGATGATGACGTTACTCGCTATCAAGGTCAGGCATACAACTGGATTGGTTTCGACGAACTTACCCAGTGGTCTAGTCCCTACGCTTGGAACTATATGCGTTCTCGTCTCAGGACAACTCGTGATAGCGGCCTCAAGCTGTACCAGAGAGCTACAACCAACCCCGGAGGGGCAGGACACCACTGGGTTAAGAAAGCCTTCATTGATCCCTCACCTCCCGGTAAAGTATTCTGGGCTATCGACCCGGAGACAGGTGAAACTCTGCAGTGGCCCAAAGGTCATTCCCGAGGGGGAGAGCCACTCTTTCAAAGACGATTTATTCCTGCAACCCTCTTCGATAACCCCTACTTGGCCGATGATGGTATGTACGAAGCCAACCTCTTGTCTCTCCCTGAGCACCAGAGAAAACAGCTTCTGGAGGGTAATTGGGATACTGCAGAGGGTGCTGCTTTCCCGGAGTTTAATCGTAGATTGCATGTCATTGACCCGTTTGAAATCCCTACTAGCTGGCCAAGATTTCGTGCTGCTGACTACGGGTATAGTTCTTATACTGGTGTTCTCTGGTTTGCTGTAGCCCCCGATGAGCAACTGGTTGTGTACCGTGAGTTGTACGTCTCGAAGGTTCTTGCAGAAGATTTGGCAGACAGGATTCTGGGAGAAGAGTCTGGGGAAAAGATGCGTTATGGTGTTCTTGACTCCTCCCTCTGGCACAAGCGTGGGGATACTGGGCCTAGCATTGCTGAACGTATGATCTTAAAGGGATGCCGCTGGCGTCCTTCAGACAGAAGTAAGGGTTCTCGTATCGCAGGTAAGAACGAAATCCACAGGCGTTTGCAACATGATGCTTACACAGATGCACCCAGAATGGTTATCTTCAATACTTGTAAGAACCTGATCTCTCAACTGCCATCTCTTCCCCTAGATAAAACTAACCCAGAAGATGTAGACACCAAGGCAGAAGATCACCTGTACGATGCCCTGAGATACGGGGTTATGACTCGCCCGAGAAGTGGTCTATTTGATCTCGACCCTAACTCTGGCAGAACTGGCTTTCAGATCGCTGACAGTACTTTCGGCTACTAACACAAATTGGAAATGAGAATGGAAGAAGACAACATCTCCCCCGACAGCATTAAGATGCTTGCAGTCGAGGATACTTCTGGCGACACGAACACTGATAAAAAAGCAGGTACGATTGTCTCCTATGTGGAAGAGCGTTTCTCTAAGGCTGAGACTGCGAGAGAGACGGAGGAGTATCGTTGGATTACGGCCTATCGCAATTATCGCGGTCTGTACGGACCTGATGTCAAATTTACTGATACTGAAAAATCTCAGGTATTTGTCAAAGTTACTAAGACTAAAGTACTTGCTGCTTTCGGGCAGATGACCGAGGTGCTCTTCGGTGGTAATAAGTTTCCTATCACTATTGACCCTACTACGCTCCCTGAGGGTGTAGTAGATACAGCCCATATTGAGACTAACGACGAAGTGAAGAAGGCAGAAAAGTCTGCTGGTGTTAAACCTCTGCTTCCCGGCGAGACCATGCAGGACTATCGTGAGCGCCTTGGTGGACTCAAGAAAGAGCTTGAGCCTGTCGAAGAAGTTCGTCCCGGCCCCGGCATGACTCCCTCTCAGATCACCTTCGAACCTGCCATGATTGCAGCCAAGAAGATGGAAAAGAAAATCCACGACCAACTTGAAGAGTCTCATGCCTCCAAGCACCTGCGGTCTACTGCCTTTGAGTGCGCCCTGTTTGGGACTGGCGTTATGAAGGGTCCGTTTGCAGTCGATAAAGAATATCCTCGTTGGGATGATAAGGGTGCTTATGACCCAGTAATTAAGACTGTCCCCATGGTCTCTAATGTATCTATCTGGAACTTCTACCCGGACCCAGATGCCAACAATATGGAAGAGTCTGAGTTTGCTATTGAGCGTCACAAGATGTCTCGCAGTGATCTCCGTAAGCTTGCTACCCGACCTTATTTCCGTAAGAATGAGATTGAAACTGCAATCAAGTTTGGCCCCAACTACATCAAAGAGTGGTGGGAACAGGTTATGGAGGATGATGCTCAACAACCCAGCACAGAGCGATATGAAGTTCTGGAGTTCTGGGGTAATGTGGACAAAGAAATTCTAGAGAACCACAATGTTACCATCCCTGCTGCACTCAAGAATAAACTTGAAGTGTCAGTCAATATCTGGGTCTGCAATGGCAGAGTTCTTCGCCTTGTGATGAACCCCTTCACACCCACGATCATCCCCTTCTATGTTGTCCCCTATGAGATTAATCCCTATTCGATATGGGGTGTTGGTGTTGCAGAGAATATGGACGACACTCAGACCCTGATGAACGGGTTTATGCGTATGGCAGTGGACAACGCTGCTCTGAGTGGCAACCTGTTGATTGAAGTGGACGAGACAAACCTTGTTCCCGGTCAAGACTTGAGTGTGTACCCCGGTAAAGTTTTCCGGCGTCAGGGTGGCGCTCCGGGTCAAGCTATCTTCGGCACAAAGTTCCCCAACGTCTCCAACGAAAATATGCAGATGTTTGATAAAGCCAGAGTATTGGCCGATGAATCTACTGGGTTCCCGTCGTTTGCCCATGGCCAGACTGGTGTGAGTGGTGTTGGTCGTACAGCCTCGGGCATCTCTATGCTGATGTCTGCTGCTAATGGTTCTATCCGCACTGTGGTCAAGAACATCGACGACTACCTGCTTGCCCCTCTTGGTAAGGCCCTATTCAGCTTCAATATGCAGTTTGACTTTGACCCTGAGATTAAGGGTGACTTAGAAGTTAAAGCTGCTGGCACTGAATCCTTGATGGCCAACGAAGTTCGTTCGCAGCGTCTGATGCAGTTCCTTGGTGTTGTCCAGAACCCTGTTCTAGCTCCGTTTGCTCGTATGGATTACATTGTTCGTGAGATTGCTAAGTCCATGGACCTTGACCCTGATAAGGTTGCAAACTCTATGCAACGTGCAGCCATTCAAGCCGAAATCCTCAAGAGCTTCCAAGCAACTCAGCCTCCCGCTCCTGAGCAAGGGCAACAACCCGGACAGCCTCCTGCCGCTCCTGCAGGTGTTCAGGCTCAGGATACGACAGGCTCTGGTGGTGGCAACATAGGTACTGGTTCTGTCCCCACTCCGGGTGAGCAAGGATTTTCAGCCAATACTGGTGAGGGTCAACAGTGAACCTAAAGCCTTTCGTCAACAATAAAGAACTCTGGACAGACTTCCAGCAAGAGTTGGGTAACAGAATCCAAGCCTGCTATAAGAAGCTTGAACAGGTTACAGACACTGTGGATATTTACCGGACTCAAGGGGAGATTCAAGCCTTGAAGAACCTGATGAAACTCCGTGACAAGGTGAATGCAGAATGAGACTCAAGGACCAAACAGAAGAAGCTTTTTCTGCCCCAAATCGTAAGTCTGCTTACCTAAAAGCCAGAGCAGAAACTCCAGAGCAAAAAGGGCTTTCTTACACAGACCTTCTTGTAGACAATATCATTGGCCTTGATAACGACTATGAATCCTTTGGGGAAGCTTTTGGTAAAGCTTTCAACGAGGACGAAATTGGTACTCTAAAGAACATGGCTGTCAGTGCCTACGAGGGTGCCAAGGAGTTTGTCACAAGCCCTATTGAGACGACAAAAGATGTTGCTACAGAGATTTCCGATAGCGTTTCCAGACTTGGTGCAGAAAGCCTTGATGGCAGAATCAAGCGGATGTATGGTGTAGGTTATCAAGAAGCCACTGACGAACAGGTTACTAAAGCACGAGAGGCTGTCATTGGTGATGCAATCACTGCTTCCTCTCTGGTCCCTGCTGCCAAGGGTGCAACGACAGTAGCTAAGGCTGCTATCCCCGGCAAGATTCAGGCTGATGTTGTGGGCCAAATGCGTTCTTTGCTTGACGGTGATAAAGAGTTCAGAACTGAATCCAAGAAACCCGCACAAGGCTTGAGTGCTCAGGCTGTTGAAAGTGCAACTAATGAGGGCCAAGACAACCTTAGAGGTGTCACAGCTAAACCGAGTACTTTTTCTGCAAGAAAAAACAGAACAGACCTTCCCCCAGTAGAAAAATATCTTCCGAAAAAAGGGGAGGTTACCCCAGACTTCCAAAGTGCTTTGAGCAGTGTTAAAAAAGACTATGCAGAGCAACTTGAGGCTGCTAAAAAGAGGGGTGGCGGTGCAAGTCAAATGTTTTACGCTAGAAGTCTTTCTTTGCTAGAAAATGCAGATGAGAACTTGGTAAGAGACATTGCTGATGCAGCCTACTCTGAAGACCCTAGAGACTCCGCAAGGAGGCTTTTGTACAAATATGATGAGTCAGTAATCCCAGACGATGTTACGATCAGTGATCTACAGGAACTTGGTATCCGGCTTGGACAATCTTTCTCAGGCAAACTAGGTCCAAAAGAAGCCCCAAGCACACAGTTTAGGTCTGCTACGGAAGAAGCAACTCAAGCTATGGAAGTTGGGAAGAAGGGTCTTCTTGGCGCACGTTTCTTAAAGCAACTAAAGAAAAACCCTGACGTGCGCGACACTGAATGGACTGCACTCAACCTTGAGATTGACCCAAACAAACTTTACTCTAAGGAAGAGCTTGTTGATATCGTGGGCAATAAAACCTATGATGTTTCTGTTAAGAATACTAAAGAGTTTGGAGTTTTTCAAAGGCAGAAAGCTTTGGGTCTGGGGGGTGATGAGAAGGATTACTTTGAGCTTGTTATTGAAGCAAAAGCTAAGGATGGGACGACCTTTAAGCCAAAAGACAATCACTACTCAGAGGACACTATTGCGCATACCAGAGCTTCTGTAAAAGGTCCGTTGGAGGGTGTTTCTGATAAAGACTTTATCTTGGCAGAAGAGTTCCAGTCCGACTTATTGCAAAAAGGGTTTTTACCTGCAGGTAAAGGAAGCACTGCAAGCATTGACGAAAACTTGACGAAAGTTGACACTGAATTTGGCACTCAACTTACGCAAGCTATTGAAGACGGTTATCAAGATTTTGTATGGGATGATGACACAGCAGAGCTTAAGATCGTTGAGATTACACCAGAAAACAACCCACAAGTACAGCTTCTACAACGCTGGAACGAGTTAGACGAAGGGGAAAAAAGGAATATTGTCTCCTTGGCAACTCTTCCAGAAGGTGCAGATAGGTACCAACAAACTAGGCAGGCAGTTCAAAAAGCCTTCAATAAAACCACCTCCGATACTTACAACATAGATCGTGTTATTGAGACTATCTTGAGGTCTGCAAAACCCTCAGAAGTCGCTGTTAGAAAACCTCCTATTGAAAAGATTGGAGAATCTGTAAGTTTGGCCATAGACTCTCTTCTGGCAGAAGGGCAGAGACGTGGCATTACAACACTTGTTATTCCACCTTTTGAAAAGATAGTTGAAGCTAGGCACCCTAAGGGCAGTAAGCTCTATCTGGATGCAGTCTCTAAAAAAAGCGGTTTTTACCAAACATACATAACGGCAGTAGATAAAAAGCTGAAAGAGCTTAAAGCTATTGGTGGAGTCAATGTTGAAAAAATTGACATGACGTACCCCAAGTCCTATGAGGGTAGTGTCACAGACGTACTCGTAAATTTGTCGGATGAAGACCTTGATAGAGTTTTTACAAGGATTTATGGGGATGAATATACTTCTGGTGACCTTGGGAGCAGGGACAGATTGTTCCAAAATGAACTACAAGAGTTTGCGATAAATAGTGATTTGGAAGACTATTACAGTCAAACTCTAAGGGAGACAAATCTTTTGCCTGCCGTAGTGGATCAGAAACTTAAGGGTACAAAGATTGAGTTTAGTGGGCTTGCAGGAGACAGGGACTTGACCCGCCCAAGATTTGCCCAAGGTGGCATGGTAGAGGATGAACAAATGAATAGACTGATGCAAGAAGGTGGTATGGCTGATGACGGAATGAACCGTGAGCCTGTCACTGGTAACGAAATCCCTCCGGGTTCCTTGGCTTCGGAAGTGCGAGATGACATTCCTGCCCAACTCTCTGAGGGTGAGTATGTTGTACCTGCAGATGTGTTGCGCTACTACGGTGTAAGATTCTTCGAAGACCTTCGTGCTCAGGCTAAGCAGGGCATGATGGAGATGGAGTCTGACGGTCGTATCGGTGGTACCCCCGTAAACGCTCAGGGAGTGCCCATGGAGAGCCAAGATGAAGAGCTTACCCCTGAGGAAGAGCAGATGCTGGTTGAGGCTCTAGGAGGCTCTGGGGCTGCGCCTGTGGGGGGTGCTCGGACTGCGCCTGTGCGGATGGCCTATGGTGGCATGGTTGAGCAGCCTGCTCCTACTCCTTACCAAGACCAAGCTACCATGTACCAGATGCCTGAAGGTATGGGTGGCCCCATGGGTATGCAAGAGGGTGGTCTTACAAGAGACAGCACTTCTACTTTTGATCGTACTCAATTCACTATCCCAGAATCTTCAGATGCTTTTGAAGCTCGTAAATATATTAATCCCACAACTGGCGAAGAAAAAACAGTTCAATTCCTTAACGGCCTGCCAATGGGTTTTGTGCCTGAAGGTTTTGTTCCGTGGACCCCTGCCCTTGCAGAACAGTCTCAGAGTGGTACTCAGGCCCCAAGAATCCAAACCCCCAGTGTAAAACCTGTAGAGGTTGAACGTGGTGGAAGAGATATGGATCAAACTCCCACGACTGGTGAAGGTTCTGTTGGGATGAACTATCAAGGTTGGGCCGAAAAAAATTCTGATGCGATTAAGTCTGACCCCTTTGCTTTTGGTATGAATGCACTTAAAGGTGCAGAAAATACGATGGGATTTTTTGGTAAAACTCCTATTGGAGGTCTAATCAGCGACGTTAATAAGCTGAGTGCACTTTCAAATGCACAGTTTGCCCTATCTCAGCCTATGTCTAAAGAGCAAAAAAATACCCTCGAAGCTGCAATTAAATCCATGGAAAACAGTTTGAGTACGCCTGTTGCAACTATTGCAGTAAAAACTGACCTTGCTGCCCAAGGCACTCAGAAAAAGAACGCGTGGGAAGCTTATACCAGTAAGGCTACTGACACAGCCCCCAGCACAGGTCTGGCAGGTAAACCTTCTGATGCCACTGCGTCTACGGCAGGTGCTGGACGTAATATCCCCGGTGATACTGATCCTAGCGGTGGCGTAACCAGATCAGGGGGAAGAGACCAACAAGGCACTTCAGGTACTCCAGTAGGAACATCTAAAGATAAGGCTGCTGTGGGTAATCTTGCTGCAGACAAAGCACTCGCAGATAAGGCCGCTGCTCAGACAGATAAAGAAAAAGCTGACAAAGAGGCTGTATCAAGAGCACAAGGTGATATTACTAGAAGGGCAGAGGGTGGTTTGATTAGTAAGCCCCAAAAAACTGTTCGTAGTAGAAAAGGTCTTGCCTCCTAACCAAGACTGTGCTATACAAACAATAAGGCTACCCAGCCAAGGCTGGCCCCAACATAAAGGATAAAGAATGTCTGTAACTAAAGTCTACGTTGATTCCTCTTTCAGCAGTCGTAATCGTAAGCGTATTGAGGATGAGGAAAAAGAACTTGAAGAGCTAATTAATAATACAAAGGCTCCAGAAAAAGAACCTAAGGAAGAGGTTAAGACCCAAGAGGTTGAGCCTGAACCTAACGACCCGGAAGAGAAGTCTTTTAAGAAACGCTATGGTGATCTACGTAGACACCTTTCCGAGAAAGAAAAAGAGTGGGAGACGAAGTTTGAGGAGTTGAAGAACTCTGTGTCACCCAGTGCACGTATTTTGCCCCCTAAGTCTGATGAAGATATTGCAGCTTGGGCCAGTAAGTATCCTGATGTTGCATCCATTGTTGAGACTATTGCAAATAAGAAAGCAGAAGAAAAGCTCTCAAAGTACAAGAACAAGTTTGATGAGTATGAAAAGTTGTCTGTTGAGGCGGTACGGAATAAAGCTCTTGATGCTATCCGAGTGTCTCACTCTGACTTTGATAACCTCCGTAAGTCTGACGAATTCCATAATTGGGTAGAAGAACAACCCAAGTGGGTTCAGGATGCTCTCTACGAGAACGAAGAAGATGCCCATGCAGTAATCCGTGTCCTTGACCTATACAAAGTCGATAAGGGTCTCACCCCCTCGGCCCTAAAGGCAAAGAGCAAAGATGCTGCCTCTCTCATCCAAACCAAAACCAAGGCCAACGTGGACTTCGATAAGGACGGTGAGAAGATTTACGAATCCCGTGTTGCCAAAATGAACATGGATGAATACGCCAAGAACGAGGGCAAAATCATGGAATCTATCCGTAAGGGTACTTTTGTGTATGATCTCTCCGGTGGCGCAAGATAGTGCTTGACAACTAAGGACTTCTTCATATAACTACCACAAATAGCTGTGGCCTCTTAGTGACACCCATGGCTATTTGTTTTCCCTTAAAGCTTAACCATCAAGTAAGACTTACCTGACTAAGTACAGGCCTATGATCTTCTCATCATAACTGATCCTTATGAAACCCAGACCATACACCCTAGAATCCCGTCAGCCTCTTATAGAAATGTTTTGCTTCTAATCAAAGCCAAATATCATAGGAGGATTTTCTCATGGCTTTCCAAACTGCTGCTGGCTGGTCGAACCTGCCCAATGGAAATTTTTCTTCGGTCATCTACTCGAAGAAAGTTCAACTCGCTCTCCGTAAAGCAACTGTGGTTGGTGACATCACTAACTCGGATTACTTCGGTGAAATCTCGGCTCAGGGTGATACCGTTCGTATCATCAAAGAACCGGAAATCTCGGTCTCGAACTACGCACGTGGTACCCAGATTCAAGCTCAAGACCTCGACGATGAAGACTTCTCGCTGGTTATCGACAAGGCTAACTACTTTGCCTTCAAAGTTGATGACATCGAAGAAGCCCACTCGCACGTCAACTTCATGGACCTTGCTACCAACCGTGCAGCCTACCGTTTGGCTGACAACCATGACCAAGAAGTTCTGGGCTATCTGTCGGGCTACAAGCAGACCGCTCTCCATGCTAACGCTGGTACAGTGAATGACGTTGTGAATGGCACCAAAGCTATCACCACGGCTGGTTCGGATGAACTGCTGTCTTCGATGAAGCTCTCGCGTCCTTCGTTTGGCAACATCACCACGGCTGGTAGCGCTGGGGACTCTATCCCGGTTGCTGCTCGTCTTCCGGGTGCTAGTGCTCTCCCTACCACTCATGTCTCGCCTGTCATGCTGATTAACCGCATGGGCCGTCTGCTCGACCAGCAGAACGTGGACAAAGCTGGCCGTTGGTTGGTGATTGACCCCGTGATGATGGAAGTCCTGATGGACGAAGATTCGCGCTTCCTGAATGCAGATCAGGGTGAGTCGGGTGCTCTGCGTAACGGTCTGGTTTTGACGAACTGGAACGGCTTCCGCGTCTACGTGTCGAACAACCTGCCGCAAGTCGGTACTGGTTCGTCCTTCGTGGGTAACTCCAGCGCACAGTCCACGAACTACGGTGTGATCGTTGCTGGTCATGACTCGGCTGTGGCTACCGCTGAGCAGATCAACAAGACCGAGACCTACCGTGACCCGGACTCGTTCGCTGACATCGTGCGTGGTATGCACCTGTACGGTCGTAAGATTCTGCGCCCGGAAGCTCTGACGGTTGCTCGTTACAACCTCGCCTAATATAGACCCTAAGGTATCCCTCTGTGGGGTACCCTTAACCGCCATAGGAAAGGACACTTAAATGGCTACTGTTACCACTCTCGCGGGCGGGTCTGTTGATGGCTTCACCGCTGGGCGTATGCCCTACTTCAAAGAAGTCTTGGTTGACTTCGCCGCTGCTGCTACTGCCAAGGGTTCGGCTCTGGCTGCTGCTGACGTGATCGAAGCTATCTCGGTCCCCACCAATACCATGATCCTGAATGCTGGCTTCGAGGTTATCACCGCTGCTGGTGGTGAGTCGAATGACAACACTCTGGACCTCGGCACTGGTGCGGATGCTGACGTTTTTGTTGACGGTTTCGACTTTGACGCTGCTGCTGCTGGCGCTTACGCTCAGAACGCTGCTGCCTTCCAGCCCCTCGTGGTTGGTGGTACTGCTGACACCATTGACCTGACGATTGCCACCGCTACGACTGCCCCGACCTCGGGTGTTGTTCGTGTGTGGGCTGTTCTGATTGACATTGATGCACGTAAGACCGCTGCAGAAGTTGACCGCGACACTCTCGCCTAATTAAAACATTAGGGTGTCCTCTAGGGGGCACCCTTCACTTTTATCTGTGAAGGATAGGCAACGTGTCAGCTTACAATTTTCTTGGCCTTGTGAATGATGTAAATCGTAGGCTCAATGAAGTAGAGTTGACATCCAGCAACTTTGCTTCTGCTGTTGGCTTCTATTCTTCTGCTAAAGACTCCATTAACTCTGCCATTCAGTACATTGGTCAGAGTCAGTTCGAGTGGCCCTTCAACCACGTGTTGCAAGAGGAAACCCTGACTCCCGGTACAATCAGATACTCATACCCCAACGATGCAAAGACGATTGATTTTGACACGTTTAGAATTAAGCGTAACGACACTTTTAACAACACTACTCAGAAACTCCGTATTATCTCTTACGAAGACTACCTAGAAAACTATGTAGACGATGAGTACAATACTGCAAATACTTCCATCAGG